GCACTCGTTGGGGCGTTCGTTGGTGGTGGACCAAAGGAGGGCAAGGCTCTCAAGAAGTCCTTCATGAAAAACACCCCGGCCATCTCTGGGCTCCAAGGGGCCATCCAAGATCAGCTCATCTCTGAGCAGAAGTGGAATCAAGCGACCAAGCGTTTCGACATCAAGTGGAAGCGCCGTTGGCTCAAGGGTCTCGATGGTCGCCAGATCCACGTTCGCTCGCCTCACTCTGCACTGAACTTCCTGCTCCAGTCCTCTGGCGCAATCATCTGCAAGAAGTGGGTCGTCGAGGTTGAGCGTGCGCTGATGGAAGACCACGGCCTGTACCACGGCTGGTATGACGATGAAGGCAATCCCGGAGACTTCTGCTTCATGGCATGGGTCCACGACGAATTGCAGATTGCTGCCCGCACACCTGAGATCGCTGAGCTGATCGCTCGGGTCTCCCAAGAAGCCATACGAACCGTAGGCGAATCTTTCAACTTCCGCTGCCAACTGGATACCGACTTCAAGATCGGTGACACATGGCGCGACTGCCACTAAGGAGAACCCCATGGCTAAAACTCTCAAACTCAATGTGTCCTTTCCGATGTCCGTAGTTGTGAAGTCCGAGATCATCGCTGACTTCCAAGAGGCCCGTAAGGAGGCCCGTAAGATCCTCGCCAGTGGTAAGGCCCTTCGGGGCCACACCAAGTACCGCGTCGAGCTGATGGCGAGCGACAAGACTGACGAGCAGTGCTTCGAGCAGATCTACCGCGAAGGCATCCGTGAGTTCCTCAAGAAGGACTTCATCAAGGAGCTGGAAGGCAACGAGTCCCGCATCCGTGTGGGTGACGTGAAGGTGGTCTACGAGGCCCGTGAGGTTCCCCGTGTGGAGGCCCCTGAGGGCTACGGCGCCATCCTCGCTCCGTGCTGCTGCGGTAACTGTGCGCGGTGCAATGGCTATGAATGAGTACCTCAAGGTTCTTTGGGAACTCAAAAAACAGGCCCGCTCGTATCAAGCTGACTTCGTTCGTTCCCGCATTGCGCTGGTCAACGAGGCAGCATCCCGTGGGCACATCTCGTGTCTCTCCACCGCTGGAAAGAACATGGGCTTTTGGTCTCTGACTACTTCCGGCCAAGAATTCCTTTCCCTGTATGGAGGTGCGGTATGACTCAGAAACTGAAAGTGGGTCTCGCCCTCGACATGGACTACCTGATCTTCTCTGCGATGTCTGCCAGCGAGGATGAGGTGGACTGGGGCGAGGATGTCTGGACCCTGAACTGCGACCACAACAAAGCCCGGTCGATTCTGTTCGGAACCATCAAGACCATCAAGGCTGACATCGCCGGTCAACTGAAGCGCAAGTTCAAGCTCACGGAAGACAAGTACGAGTTCGTGGACCTGTGCATCATCTCTGGCGAGAACAACTGGCGCAAGGAGGTCCTTGAGACCTACAAGGCCAACCGTAAGGGCAAGCGCAAGCCGGTCGGCTATCCAGCGTTCTGCCAAGGCATCATGGATCACTTCGGTCCTGACCGTTCCTTCAAGTGGGATGGTGTCGAGGGTGATGATGTCTGCGGCATCCTGATGACCAAGCCTGAGCTGGCTGGCTGTGACCGCATGATCAGCGTGAGCTGCGACAAGGACTTCAATACGGTCCCCGGCTACTTCTTCTGGTTGACCCAAATGGACCTCGTTAAGAACGACGAGTCGGCGTCTGATGGCTTCCACATGCTTCAGGCAATGATGGGCGACGTGACTGATGGCTATGGTGGGATTCCGGGTGTCGGCAAGGAGACCGCTAAGGCGTTCCTTGAGAGCCCTGAGTTCTTCTACGAGACCACCAAGATCATGAAGTCCGGTCCACGCAAGGGCGAGGAAGTTCCGTTCTGGACCTCCTGCAAGCCGGGTGATGAAGAGTGGGATCTGCGTCAGGCACCAACCCTATGGGCGTGCATGGCGAGCCTCGCTGCAAAGCAGGGCATGTCTGAAGCTGAACTGATCGTACAGGCTCAAGTGGCTCGCATCCTGCGTGCTACCGACTTCGACTTCGAGACCCGCAAGCCCATCCTGTGGATGCCTAAGGCACACGAGATCGGTCGGGTTTAAAAACCCTCACTATGGCTACCGATAGGGGTTCTTACAGATTTTCCTGTAAGGACCTCTGTTCGTTTTAAGGAGGACCAATGCTCGCAATTGTCCAGCACTACATTCAAAACCCCGATGATATTCCTGACATCGCTCCAGCCTCCGCTGAGTATCTCAACGTCCGTCTCAACGCTTCCTATCTGATTGCCACTGGCATGGTCGATGAGCTGCGCCGTAGCGGCATGTCTGAGCAATTCATCGCAGGGTTCCTCGAAGGCTGCAATGCGGCCACTGAGATCATCGAGCTGATGCAGGAGAGTCAACGTCAACAGGAGGACTAACAATGTGCTTCAGCTCCAAAGTCAAAACTCCAAAGACCAACCCTGATGCCCTCAAGGCCCCTGAGCCAGTCCTCATCGACGAACCCAAGGGCGTGGACTTCGGTGCCTCTGAGGATGATCAATCCACTGACTCTGGCGTCGATGGTCTGACCGTCAAGAAGACAGCAACTGACAAGGGTGATGGTAGTTCTTCTGCCACTGCCACTGACACTGGTGTCTCGAAGGTCAAGGCTGCATCTGCCCCAGTCAAGCGGGCAATCAAGAAGGTCACCAAGTGATCGTCTCGGTCGAGGTCAAGTACCCCGGTCAACCCTGTAGCTCCAGAGAGATCATGGACCGGATCATCGACGAGATGACCGAGTTCACTTGGCAGTCCACAAGGGCTGAAGCCTCTGCACGCATCCTCGACTCCATCGAATCCGAAGAGCGCATTGAGATCACCGTAAGGGACCCTGAAGGGAACCTCGTGGGGATCGCTGTGTGCCTCGGAGAAGACGATGACCACGTAGGTTTGGTGCTGGGTGTCCAGTGGCGGTTCGTGCTCTCTGAGGCCCGTGGGGCGGTCGGAGTGGCTATCCAAAGGGAGATCATAAAGGTCGCCCGTTTGGCAGCCGTGAAGATCATCGCCTATACGAAGCGCGTCTCTGAAGGCCGCTTTGAAATCAATTATCAGAAACTGAAGGAGAAACCTCATGGGTAAGAAAATCAAGAAGGCCGTTAAGTCGGTCACTAAGAGCGTCTCGAAGGTAGCTGGCGTGGCCTCTGGCGTGGCCTCTGGTGGCCTGCTGGGTGGTAGCAACTATGAGCCGAAAGTGGTTGAACAACCGGCTGCTGCTGTGCAAGCCGCTGCTCCGACACCAGTCTCTGCGAGTGTCGTAGAGGCCCCTAAAGATGACAGCTCGACTGACGATGACAGCGACACTGAGTCGGCCAAGAAGGCTGCTCGTGCCAAAGGCAAGCGTGGTCTGCAAGTCGCCCGTTCGGCTGGTTCGGGGCTCAACATTTAAAGGAGGTGACCTATGGCAACTACAGCACGCCAAGGTCTCGCTGAGGAAGGCGCGAAGCCAGTCTATGAACGACTGAAGAACGACCGCGTTCCTTATGAGACCCGCGCTGAGAACTGCGCCAAGGTGACCATCCCTTCCCTGTTCCCGAAAGACTCCGATAACTCATCTACTGACTACGCTGCTCCGTGGCAAGCAGTGGGTGCTCGTGGTTTGAACAACCTGTCTGCCAAGGTTCACCTCGCTCTCTTCCCCATGCAAACGTGGATGAAGCTGAAGGTGTCCGAGTGGCAGGCCAAGCAACTGGTCGCTGACCCGTCGCAACTGGCTGTCGTGGAGCAGGGTCTGGGCATGGTGGAACGCATCCTGATGTCGTATATGGAAGCCAACAGCTACAACGTGACGCTCTTTGAGCTGATCCGACAGTTGGCCCTTGCGGGATCTGCGCTGATCTACCTTCCACCACCTGATGCAACCTCCGCATCGTACAACCCGATGAAGCTCTACACGCTCCACAACCATGTGGTCCAGCGTGATGCCTTCGGGACCGTCCTACAGATCGTCACATTGGACAAGGTGGCTTATGCCGCTCTGCCTGAAGACGTTCGCAATTCGATCAGCACCAGCGGTCAGGAGATGAAGCCTGATCAAGAGATCGAGGTCTACACACACGTCTACCTTGACGATGAGTCAGGCAACTACCTGAGCTATCAGGAAGTCAACGGCGAGGAAGTGGATGGCACCGATGGGCAATACCCTGTCGAAGCCTGTCCGTGGATCGCTGTGCGCTGGACCAAGCGTGACGGTGAGCACTATGGCCGTAGCCACGTTGAAGAGTATCTGGGCGACCTCAACTCGCTGGAGAACCTTCACGAGGCCATGATCAAGTTCTCAATGATCGCCTCTAAGGTGGTCGGTCTGGTGAACCCTAATGGTGTCACTCAGGTCCGTCGATTGGTCAAGGCTCAAACAGGCGACTTCGTGGCTGGCCGTAAGCAGGACATTGAGTTCCTTCAGTTGGAGAAGACCGCTGACTTCACAGTCGCTAAGCAGGTCGCTGACAACATTGAAGGGCGGCTCGCCTACGTCTTCATGCTCAACTCTGCCGTTCAACGGTCGGGTGAACGTGTGACTGCCGAAGAGATCCGCTACGTCGCCAATGAACTGCAAGACACCCTTGGGGGCGTCTATTCGATCCTCTCTCAGGAACTGCAACTCCCCATCGTTCGGGTCCTTCTGAATCAACTTCAGGCGACCTCTCAGATCCCAGACATGCCTAAGGAAGCCGTTGAGCCAACTGTGAGCACTGGCTCTGAGGCGCTGGGCCGTGGGCAGGACCTCGACAAGCTGAACCAGTTTCTATCGTCCATGGC